GGCGGTGGCGGTGGCGGTAACGGGGCTAATTCAATTAATACAGTAAATAGTGGCGGTGGATCAGGAGCAGTAACAAGAGCGTTATACAATGCACAACAACTTCCCAATACATTATATGTACAAGTTGGAGTTGGAGGAGCTGCTGGTTCAGCAGGAAATAGAAGTTGGGTATCTTTACAACCAGTAGGAGTAATAGTAACACAAAATTTAGTAGCAGCTTCAGGTAATGCCGCAGCACTTGGTGGTACTACAGACGGATCAGGTACTTCTAGACAAGGAGAAACTGCTGCAGCACAAACAACAGCTACTTTTCTTACTTTATCAAACTTTATATCAACAGCTGGACAATCATCCCCTGTTTATTCTACAGCAAATGTCACACCACTAACATCACAAATAACCTGTGCTGGAGCATCAGGTGGGTGGGTTGATCTGCCAGGTAATATACTATCATCAAGTTTATCTCCATTTATTTCTGGAGGGATTAACACATCAAGTTCAGGGTCAAATGGAACTAATGGAGGAGATGGAATTACATCATATAAACCATTCTACTCCTTAGGAGGAGCAGGAGGAGGATCTGCAGTCAGCGGTTCAGGTGGTAGAGGTGGTAATGGAGGAATAGGATCTGGAGGTGGAGCAGGTGGTTCATGTAATAGTGCATTTGGAACCCCAGGACAGGGAGGAAAAGGCGGAGACGGATTAGTAGTAATAATATCATTTTAATAATAAAAACAAAAACAATTATGAAAAAATTTTATTTAGAAGTAACAATTTTTCCTATACTTTGGAAAAGTATTACAAATTATATCTTAGATATAAAAAAGATCTTTACACCTGACTTTATAAAGCAGAACTACCATAAACATGTTGGTTATTCTTTAGTATTAACATTTTTTGCTATTTGGTTCTTATTTGCCTTTGCCCATTTAGGAGATACAGGAAATTTCTTTCCTGTCTTTGTAGGAGGATTTGGAGCTTATGGTGCTAACTTTGTTAGAGAATGGTACTACGGTAAGTTTCATGATGCACCTTGGGATAATACAGATCTTAATATGGGAAGTTATGGAGGTATATTAGGGGCAATTCTATACCTGCTAATACTGGCATAGTTGTTTTATTAAAAAATTTATACTACCTTAGTAGAAATATAAAAAGTTTATGGAACCAACAAAATTATCACAAGAAGTTATTGATCAAATAAAATCGATACAACAAAAAAATCAAGCAATAGAAGTTGAACTAGGTCAAATTGAGCTAGTAAAACTGGCTATTAAACAGAGAAGATTAAATGCAGAACAGTTTTTATCTGAGTTAAAAGACGAAGAAAAAACTCTAGCAGAATTTCTAGAAGAAGAATACGGAAACGGAACTATTAATATTGAAGAAGGAATTTTTATTCCTAATCAATCACAGGAAGAGTAGAATAATAGTAACAAAATAATTAAGGAGGGTTTTGACTCTCCTTTCCTATTTATTAGAGAATAAAAGACCTTCTTATTTAGTTTAGGTTTTCTCAATACATAGATTATTAAAAAATAACTAACACAATTTTAAAAAACATGGCAGAATCAATTATCTCTCCAGGGGTATTTACAAGAGAAAACGACATATCTTTTGTACAACCAGCACCAGTTGCAGCAGGAGCAGCATTTATTGGACCAACAGTAAAAGGGCCTGACAATCAGCCAACTATTGTAACTTCGTATAATGATTATACTAGGAAGTTTGGTGAGACATTTACTTCAGCGTCTAATACTTATGAATTCCTTACTTCAGTTGCTGTAAAGAACTATTTCTCACAAGGAGGTCAAACAGCATTAATTACAAGAGTTGTTTCAGGATCATATACTGGAGCAGTTTCTACAAATATTTTTACAGGATTAAATAAAGCAACAGGTTCAGGGACACTTACAGTACCAGTAGCTGACGGGCAACAATATGCAATATCCTATGCAGGAAGTACATATACATTTATTGCGACAGGATCAGTACCAGCAGATAATCCATCAGGTAATACCTGGTATTTTACATCAGGGTCGTCACTAGCAACTACTATAACTAACCTAGTAGCAGAGATCAACGGAGCATCAACTTATGTACCAGTTTCAGCTTCAGGAACTGCTACAACATTGGCATTAACAGCTTCAGTAGCAGGAACACCTTATAATACATTAACATTCTTAACTGGATCAGGAACTGCAGCACCTAACTTTACTCTATTTACCCTAGGAGGTGGAACAGATCAAGCTCCATTCACCTTAACAACATTAGGAAAAGGTATTACCTATAACAATGCAACAGGAGCAGCCGATCCAGGAGCACAAACCTCAGACGGATCATTAGTATCAGGTTCATCAGATAATGTAAGATGTCAAATTGCAAATGTAAATACAGCATTAGGTACATTTACATTACTTGTAAGACAAGGTAATGATAATACAAATAATCAGATAATTCTAGAAACATTTACAAACTTATCATTAGATCCAAAATCAGAGAACTACATTGAGAAAGTAGTAGGTAACCAGTTTGTAACTGTAGCAACAGATTCATCAACAGGAGTATCATATAACTACTTCCAAGGTACATTCCCGAATAGATCAAACTACGTAAGAGTATCTGGCAATGTACGAACAACTCCTGACTATCTAGCAAATGACGGAATAACAATTAACACTGATTCATCTGGAGTTTCATATTCAACATATTTACCAAGAGCTGCTTCAGGATCATTCTATAATGCATCAGGAACAGTAAAATCAGGAGCAAAGTATTTTGCAGATATTTCAAATAATTCAACAGATATTCAAGGATTAACAGGAACAAATTATACTACAGCAATCTCATTATTATCAAATAAAGATGATTACCAGTTCAATATAATTTCCACACCAGGTTTAATCAATCAAAACTCAACAGCTGGAGCTAATACAACAATTTCATCAATTATATCATTAGCAGAAGATAGAGGAGACTGTATTGCAGTAGTTGATTTAGTAAGAACAGGATCAATCTTAAGTGATGTAACAACACAAGCAGTAACAATTAATTCATCATACGCAGCAACTTACTGGCCTTGGGTACAAATACAATCAGCTACAGGTAGAAACGAATATGTACCAGCAGGAACAATCATTCCAGGAGTATATGCATTTACAGATGCAGCTACAGCACCATGGTTTGCACCAGCAGGACTTGTAAGAGGAGGACTTCCAGGAGTAATTCAAGCAGAAAGAAAATTAACTAAAGGTGATAGAGATACTCTTTATGCATCTAAAGTTAACCCAATTGCTACATTCCCAGGAACAGGTATATCAGTTTTCGGACAAAAAACTCTACAAACTAAAGCATCAGCATTAGATAGAGTAAACGTTAGACGTTTATTAATAGAACTTAAGAAGTTTATTGGTGACCAAGCTAAAAACTTAGTATTCGAACAAAATACTATAGCAACTAGAAATAAATTCTTAGCGACAGTAAATCCATACTTAGAATCAGTAGTACAAAGACAAGGTCTTTATGCCTATAGAGTAGTAATGGATGATACAAACAACACAGCAGATGTTGTAGATAGAAATCAACTAGTAGGACAAATCTTTATCCAACCAACAAAAACTATCGAATTCGTAGTACTAGACTTCATAGTTGAGCCAACTGGAGCTACATTTGCATAATTTAATAACAACACATATTTATAATAAAATAAATAAACAAAAATGGCAGTATTAGATCCAAACGAAATAATGTTCAGAGCTTTTGAACCAATGGTTCAGCACAGGTTCGTAATGTATATAGATAACATTCCAGCATTCATGATTAAGAATGTGAAGGTACCAAACTTTCAAGATTCAGTAATAAAACTTGATCATATCAATACCTACAGAAAAATCAGAGGTAAAAGAGAGTGGCAGGATATGGATATGACTTTATATTCACCAATCACACCTTCTGGAGCTCAAGCAGTAATGGAGTGGGCACGTCTTGGATATGAATCAGTAACAGGTAGAGCTGGTTATTCAGATTTCTATAAAAAAGATTTAACTTTAAATATTTTAGGTCCTGTTGGAGATATCGTAGGAGAATGGATTATTAAAGGAGCATTCTTAACAAAAGGAGATTTTGGTCAATTGGACTGGACTAATTCTGACGGAGTAGTAGAGATTGCAATCTCAGTAGCAATGGATTATTGTGTACTCAACTATTAATCAAGTACAAATAAAATAGTAAGAGCCTGGTTTATCCAGGCTTTTTTTATAAAATTTATTTTCATATATTTATATATAGAACTAGTTATTAACAAATAAAATTTATGGAACAAAAACAAAAATTTCCTACCGAAATGGTAGAACTTCCTTCAAAGGGTTTACTATACCCAAAAGGATCTGCCCTAGCAGAAGGTAAAATCGAAATGAAATACATGACTGCTAGAGAAGAAGATATCCTTACAAATCAGAATTATATACAATCAGGAGTAGTTATTGATAAATTGCTACAGTCACTTATTGTAACTCCTATCGAGTACAGCGATTTACTTGTAGGAGATAAGAATGCAATTTTAATTGCTTCTAGAATATTAGGTTACGGAAAAGATTATCAATTTGAATTTGGAGGAGAACTTCAATCAGTTGACCTATCTACATTAGAACCTAAAGAACTTGATGAATCTATATACAAATCAGGGGAAAACAAATTTGTATTTACAACACCATCAACAGGAACTCTACTTACATTCAAATTACTTACCCATGCAGATGAGCAAGCAATAGATCAAGAAGTAAAAGGTTTAAAAAAATTAAACAAAGATTCTTCAGCAGAATTATCTACAAGACTAAAGAGAATGATTACATCAGTAAATGGAGATGCTGAGAATAAAACAATAAGAGATTTTGTTGATAATTATTTCCTAGTAAGAGATTCTAGAGCATTTAGAGAATACGTTAGACAAGTTCAACCTGATGTAAACTTAAAGTTCTATCCTGAGAACGGACCAGATGGAGGGGTTGATATTCCAATTGGAGTTACCTTTCTTTGGCCTGACGCCGGAGTATAGAGCCGCACTTTTTAATCAAATACACGATATCTGTTTTCACGGTAAAGGAGGTTATGCTCTTACAGATGTATATGAGTTTCCAATCTGGTTAAGAAAGTTTATACACAGAACTATGCTGGAATGGTATGAAAAAGAGAATAAGAATCAGGAAGAAGCAAACGGAAATACATCACTCCTACAGAATGGAAAAATAAAAGCACCAGACTATAGTACAAAAGCCCGTAGATAATATGGGCTTTAACTATTTATAATAAACTATTTTAATAAATGGCTACACCAAATCAAAATTACGATCCACAAGAAGCTAAAAAACTTTTACAAGAACTTAATAGGTTAAAAATTAAGCTAAACGAAGAGCCGTTTACTTTTGGAGCCGATCAGCTAGAAAAACAATTTAAAGACCTTCCAAGATACATAGAACAAGCTAAAAAGCAACTAGAAGGCATGGAAGACTCCATGTCAGGAATCTATGGACAGATACGAGCAATAGTAAATGAATATAAGGGGCAGGTAAGTGTAATGAGAAAAGTAGAGGGAGCCTTCAGAAAGATTGAAGATGCTGCCCAAGACTTAAAATTTGATGAACAAGGAGTACTTGATTTAAACATATCGCAATTAAAAAAACTAGAAAAAAAGGTTAAATTTAATGAGCAAATATTAAAACAAGAAGCAAGATTTATAGCAAACAATACTAGTATTGGTAAAGAGTTACGAGACCAGGTAGACGACTTAGTAGCACATGGTGCACAGGCAGACTTTATTAATGAGTATGTATCAGACTACTTAAAAACCGCACAAGGTATAACGAGCTACGAAAAAAACTTACTAAAACTGTACTTTGACCAAAACGATGCAGTTGATAAAATGCAACGTAATTTAGAGAAAAGATTACAGCAAGAAGCTAGGATTATAGATCTATTAGGAGTTAGTGGAGGATTAGTACAAGGGATTAATTCTTTCATGCAAGGATTAGGAGTAAATTCTGGAATATTTAGTGAAGCAGTTCAAGATGCTGAAGAGGCAATGCGAGAAACTGCTAAAAATATAGAGTTAGGACTGGTTAAAGGAGGAAAACTTACAGTATTAATGGCAGGGTTAAAGCCCATCTATGCAGGACTTATAAAAACATTAACAGATCCTATTACAATTATAACAAAAATAGTAGGTGAGTTTTTTAAAGTAAATGCAGCAGCAGTAGAGTACAATAGACTAACTGGCCAAAATGCAGTTAATCAAGCAGCTTTAAACAGTAGATTAGCAACATCAGTAGATTATTTAACAACAGCAGCAGAACTGACAAACCAATCAGGAATGTCTGCTACATCGATATTTAATAACGATACTATTGCAGCAATTGCTGAAGCTAAAAACCTTTTAGGACTAACAGCAGAACAAGCAGGTAGTTTAGGGATACAAAGTAAGTTAGCTAATCAAGATATTGACAGCTTTCAAGACAATCTACTAAAAGGTGTATCAGCAGGAAATCAACTGAATAACTCTTTAGTAGCTCCAGGTGTTGCAATGAATGACATTCTAAATACATCAAAGGATATTACAATGTCTCTAGGTAATGATCCAATTGCATTAGGACGAGCCGAAGTTGCTGCAAGAGCATTTGGAATGAGCTTAAAAGAAGTTAGCGATATTGCAGGAGGTTTACTAAACTTCGAAGATTCAATCTCAGCAGAACTAGAAGCTGAATTAATGACAGGGAGATATCTTAATCTAGAAAGAGCAAGAGAACTTGCATTAACAAATGATTTAGAAGGATTATCAAAAGAGTTAGCTAAGAATGGAGCAACAGTAGCTGAGTTCAGTAAAATGAATAGACTGGAGCAAGATGCATTAGCAAAAGCTTTAGGAATGAATAGAGAGCAGTTAGGAAAATCTATTCTAGCTCAAGAAGCATCTAAGAATGCAACACTAGAACAAAGAGCAGCAGTAATGGGAGTTACTAAAGAGCAAATGCAAAGCATGGATATTCAGAAAAGAATGACTGCTGTTATAGAAAAATTAGCTCAAGCGTTTGCACCCATACTAGAAGCAATCGTACCAGTAATAGAGGTACTATCAAGCGTATTACAACCAGTATCATATATGATTGGATTAATATCATCAGGAATAAGCGCTATGATAAAACCGTTATTAATTGTATATGGACTATATAAGAGTATACAGATAATTACTACTGCTACCTTAGCAGTTAACAGAGCAAATTATGCACTGAAAGCATTACAGATGGGACAAGAGGCCTTCATCACCAGAGAAAAAGGTGTACAGGGTATCATGGATAAACAGAGCTATGGAACAAGGTTAGTATATAATGCACAGTTATTGTTTAGCTTACTGCAAGAACAAAGAGCAGCAGGAATAAAAACTTTTGCAGCAACATTAGATGAGAAAAGTTTAGCAAGAAAAATAATTATGAATACCTACGACGGTATAGCTTGGACATATGAAAAAGGAAAAGCAATCTGGGCAGGTATTAGATCAGGTTACGAAGCAGTAATGTTATCTATAAAACAAAGATCGTTATTAGTCGATATAAAAGACTTAGCTATAAGTATAGGTAAAGCCGCAATGGGAGTAATATCATCACTATCGAGTATTCCAGTTGTAGGTTGGGCATTAGGATTAGCAGCAGCAGGAGCTGTTATTGGGTTAGGTGCAAAGTTTATGATGAAAGATGGTGTAATTGATCCTAAAAAAGGACCTGTAGTATCAGGAGAATTTGGAACAGTACAGTTAAATCCAAATGATCAAATTGTAGCAGGAACAGATTTAATGGGAAACAAATCTAAAAAATCAACCTCAATATCTCAAGCAGCAGCAAAGTCAGATAATACACGTAGTGAGATTAAACAGATGAGAGAAGAAAATAAATCACTATTAACAGCATTATTACATAAATCATCAGATGTTTATATGGATTCAAATAAAGTAGGAAAATCCTTAGTATTAGGATCACAGAAATCTTCTTAAACAAACTATTTATAATAAATTAAAACAATACAAATGGGACTATTAGACTTATTACCAACTAGTGATTTAGGTTTGCAAGGAACAACACCAGGACAAATTCCAAGTGCTAATCCAAACTCAACCCTACATTACCAATCATCAATTAACGATAATCCACTTTTACCAAATGGATATCCAGCTCCGTCCGAGTTAGACTTAAACGGGCAAACACCAGGAAGATATTTAGATAATCCACCAGGATAGTAAATAATTATGGCAAACGGATTAATAGATCTCCAAACAGACTTAAAAAGTCTTCGTTATGGAAACGATAAACCTTACGTTACTAAGAACATAGGTCAAGCACCTGGAAGTCAAATAGGAATGCAGGTACAAGCTCGTATAGACGATACTTCCCGTATTGCCCAAATGCTTATTGATAAGCCTGGAATTAAGTACCTATTACACGAAGCCCAGCTACAACAGATAAATGTTGCCAATAAAATAAAAAATAGAGGTAACAAAACAGTAGCAGGAGCAGTATTAGGTCAATTAGGAAACACCTTAGTCGGTACAGCAAAGATATTAGGATCAACTCTTGCACAAGTTCCAGTAAATGGAACAGGACTTCATTTCTTAAAAGGATTTAGAACTGATACATATCTACAGCCAACAAACGGAAATCAAGCTTCTGGTTTTGCTCAATTCTTTGGAGCAGGAGGAATAGAAGGAGCACCACTTGCGTTACAAGGAAAGCCTATAGAAGGAATAGTTGAATCTAAGTTTGGACAAAAAATATCTCCTGTAGAGTTTAAAGTAACTGCAGAAAGTAATTTAGATTACGATGAAAAGGTAAATACACTTATTCCAAATATATCATCATACGTATATGCAAAAGAAGGTACAACTATTATTGAAGATAATGTAGGTATAGATGGATGGAAACCGTACACAAATACGGGAGTTAAAGAACAATTTGTAGATAGAAATACTAACAAGATACTTAGCCAAAGTAAATTTATAGATCCAGCAGTACAGAACAAATCTAGAATAAAACCTTCCGGATCTGTAGTTAGTTCTGCAATAACTCTATCAAATCCGTTTGGAGGAGCTCCACTATCTATCCCAGGAATACAGACAACTGTCACTCCTGGTGTAAAAACATCACAGAACTTAATTACAGGTAGTGCATCAAATAAAGATGTTAAGTATGATTTAGGAGATAACGGTAACGATGGAAAGCAATTATATACATCAACTAGTACATATACAGGAAAAGATTCTGTTTATAATATATCACAAGCTTTAACAGGTTCTAGTGTTATACCAACTGGAGGAGAACAGCCAACAGACCTAGTTAAAGGAATGTCCATAGCCAAAGCTAAAGGAGCACCTCAATATGAAAAGAGTCATGAAACTCCAACACCGAATAATGAATATGGTTACGGTAATACATACTACCAAGGACAGCAAAATAGAAAAATAGGTAGTAGTACTATGCCTGCCATTAGAGAGGTAAGAGTTGCTTTAGGAGATCAAGGTAAAAATAGTAAAGCTAAGACATCTAAAACATATTGGACGAATCCGGAAGATTATGAAATAGATCAGATAAATAATATAGATGTAACAACAGATAAGCCGGATGGTGTTGGAGCAGGAAGAGATTTAGCTAAGCTTTATTTTGAGATAATCACACCAGATGCACAACCAAGATTCTTATACTTCAGAGCATTTATAGATAATTTTGATGACGGATATACTGCAGATTGGCAAGCACATAAGTACGTAGGTAGAGCAGAGAACTTTTATACATACGGAGGATTTGAAAGAGATATAACACTATCATTTAAAGTAGCTGCTGCTACAAGAGTAGAAATGAAACCTTTGTATAAAAAAATGGTGTACCTAGCATCAGCTACAGCACCAACCTATGGAGGAATGATGACAAAATATATGAGAGGTACATTTGCTAAAATGACAGTTGGTTCGTATCTTGATCAAACACCAGGAGTAATCACATCAGTAAAGTATAACTTAATTGAAGGAATGCCTTGGGAGATAGCAATGGGACAGCCGGAGGGTGTTGAACCAGAATCACAAGTATTACCAATGGGAATGCAATGTGCAGTAACATTTAGACCAATTCATACTTTTGCACCACAGACAGGATTATATCCGTATTTTACTAATGCTAGTCAAAATCCGCGATATTTTACAGAAGATGATGCAGTATTAACATAAAAAGATGGCTAACAGATATAGAGACATATACGAAATAAAGACTCAATCAAACGTAAGATATAAGATAAATCCAATTTATCCTGAAATTCCACCATCTAGTCAAGATTATTACGTAATAACTACAGCAGGAGATAGATACGATACTTTAGCTTATCAATTTTACGGAGATGCTTCACTATGGTGGATCATTGCATCAGCAAATAATTCTCAACAAGCATCATTAGTAGTTAATCCAGGAGTTCAAATCAGAATTCCTTCAAATAAAGAACAAGCAGTTCAGTTATATAATAGAGTAAACAGTAAGAGATAATGGCAGGAGGTATATATAGTCCACTTACAGAAGGTGTTGCAGAACAGATAAGTAGAAGACAAGCCTTACACGGAAAAACTACTCAAAGAACAAATAATGAGTTAATGTTCTTAACATCTAAAACAGGCTGGATAAAAATGTCTTCTGCTGTAAATACATTAACAGATGAAGAAAATAGACTGTTACTAAATAAAGCAGGTAGAGGAGACATAAAAGGAGATTCTACTTTAGCAGCAACTAATGTACTTGCAGGAGGTTTATTAGATCCGAATGGATCTTTGAGAGAAGGAATAGGGTTCGGAGAGGGATTTTCTATTGCAGATCAGGATGTAGGATCATTATACAATGCATACAGTAATAGACAAAAAACAGCCGGTATCAGACCAATGCCAGGTATAACAGGAATGACTGTTCAATCTAAGAATACTTACGGAACCTTAAGAGAGGCAGAAGTAAAATTTTCATGCTGGACTCTAGAAGATTTTGAATTCATGGAAAAACTATACCTAAGACCAGGATTCACAGTATTACTAGAATGGGGCCACAGTATTTTTTTAGATAACTCAGGAGAGGTACAAACTTTAGTAGAACCAGTATCACAGGATTTTTTCCGTAGCGGTATAACAATGCAGGAAATTCTTAATGAGATAAAGTCGTTGAGAGAAAAAAATAGTTACAACTATGAAGGGATGATTGGCTATGTTAAGAACTTTAACTGGAGTTATACAAAAAGCGGAGGATACGAATGTAGTGTTTCAATTATATCGACAGGAGAAATACTAGAATCATTAGCATTACGATTTCACCCAGGGCAGAGACTACCTCAAGATGAAATAGATAATGGAAATTCTACAACAGGAAAGATACAGAAAAAAAGTATGTATCACTATTTTCATCAAAAGCTACAAGATGTTACAGATGATTACTTTGATAGAGTTGATCTAGAAGAAGGTATGCCTACCTTCAGTAAAGCTTTGGAAGATTTCAGAGGATACTATCACAAAGTTCAGCATGATGATACAGGTATATTAGACGAAGATACACCAACACATTGGGTACCTATTAGAGTAATTTTTGACATATTTAACAAACATGTTTCATGGATAGATGTAAGTAAGTCTCTTGGTAGTGAAGATTATGTGTATTTAAAATTTAATACAGATTACAGCCAGTCTTCAAAGTACTTAACAAGTGATGAGCATTTTTCAATAGATCCAACTGTATGTGTGCTTCCTTGGGAAGCGAAAGTACAAATACCAAGTATAGACTGGTTTAAAACACTAGCCCCAGCCTTAATTAGTCCTGCTATTAGTTACTACCTGTACAACTATAATCAACCTGAAGATACAGAAGAATACACAATTAGGGTTGATGCTATACATGATAATATTCCATCGGAAAATTTTGATAAAGAAGATATATTGAATATTATGGTATCAGTACCATACGTAATTGGTAAGATTGATGAATCACTTGACGAGGATGGTAAAAGAACTAAAAGTGTGCATGATATTTTTCAATCAATATTGGAAGGAATGCAAACTGCCTTAGGAGGTATAAATGACTTTGATTTTGTATATGATGATAATAACAGTACTTACTACTTAGTAGATAGAAGTGCCACACCAACAAACGCAGATAATCATCCAACACTAACTCTAACAGGATTAGATAGTATATTTACAGATGTAAGCATCAGTAGTAAGATCTCCAATGAAATGGGATCACAAATTAGTATTGCTGCACAAGGATCTACATATAACTATACAGATAATGTTGGAAATTTAATAAAATGGAATCCAAGTATTATAGACAGGATTAGAGTCACAAAAGATACTTCAACTAAACAACCTGCAAAAAGCCCAGAAGATATAACACAACAGCAAGAAAAGCGAGATAGAGTAGAGGATTGGTTTGATGATGTAGAAACATTCTTTGATGATTTTAATGGAAGTATAGATGGGTATGATCAGGAAGATTTAGAAGCAGCAAAAACAATGCATGCAGAATGGACTGTTGAAAATGTCGTAGAAAAAAACAAAGCAACTAAAGGAGAACCAATACCAGGCCTAATCCCTGTAGAATTATCAATATCCTTAGATGGAATAGGAGGATTTATAATAGGACAAACATTTAAAATAGCACCAGGAATACTCCCTGCTCATTACGAAGGTAAGTTCGGGTTTACTATTACAGGAATTGAACATTCAATAGAAGGTAATAACAGATGGGTAACATCAGTTAAAGCATTATTTTATGTTTTAGAAAAAACCCAAGCACAAGGAGGAAGAACCGCACCAGCAAATACACCTAGTATAAATGTTCCAAATGCAAATAAACCTGCAATAGCTAAGAAAGTAGGAGGAGCTTTTAGAACAATTGAAGGAACAACTTATAAAAATGGAGAAGTACCTGATAGTAAATTAAGGTACATAAATAATTGGAAATCTTATAAAGGAGCTGTTGCTAGTGATGGAGGTAGAATACGTTTATATATAACAGCTTCAAAAGATTTAGATAGACTGTTAGCAGCTGCTACAGCAGCCGGTATAGTATTTAAAATAAACTCCGCCTACAGGACGTTACAAGATCAGCAAAGAGTATATAATGAGAACTGTTCTAGTGGGGTTTGTAAGCCACCAACAGCCACTCCAGGTAGGTCTAATCACGGATTTGGAATAGCAGTCGATTTTGCAAATAAATCATCGCAAAAAATGAAAGAAAGTTTCCCTGAATATAAGTGGTTAGCTGCTAACGGAGAGAAATACGGTTTTAGGAGAATTGCAAGTGAAGCATGGCATTGGGAATATCAAAATTCGTAATATGGCAAAAGATCCAAAATTAAAACAACCTAGGTACATGCCTGAGTTTAATTACAAAAAACCTAAATCAACATCAGGAGGTGAATTTGTTATTAAGAAAACAGGAGATGAATATAAAGGGCAGTATATAGAAACTGCCGAAAAAAAATATTATTCAGGAGCTAAACCAGAAGATAATGGACTAGAGTTAGAGAAAATTACACCAAATTATTTAGAAGATCTAATGCCACTGGTACCAAATATACTAGGACTTTTAAAAGGATTTTTCAAATTAAAATTAAAAAAAGGAGATAAAGAAAAAGGTAAGACAAAAAGGTACTTTATTCAACTAAAAACCTCACAAAAAATAACAGAGGTAGATAAAGATACCTACATAAGAGTAAAAGCACTCCCTGGATATAATTTAACACAAACAGACTGGATTATAAAAGGACCAGCCGAAGATAAAAACTTCAATGGATATCCTTTCGAAGGAGCAGCATCAAAGAATAAAAAAGCAATTAATGCTTTAGAACCTCAGATGCCAGGAATATCAGCTTTTGTAACAGATTATTCATTCCTTGTAGAAGAGCCAGTTACAAATCAGCAACCGGTATTATCATCTACTACAGAAGTAGAAAAAGATCCACTTGTAGATTTAGAGAATTCTAGAAAAGCAAATTTCGATTTAAGAAAATAACAATAAGGCTTGCTTTTGCAGGCCTTTTTTCTTATATTAAAGAAAAGGTTATATAAATGTTTTACATCGTTGAATCAGATCAGCAATTAGAGATACTTAAAAGTTATAGTGAAAAAGGAGGATACATAAAAGTAATCTCCTCAAACGATAACTACCATCCGCTCCTAACAAAAACCATAGCAGTTTACCTCAAGCCATTGGATCATGAGGAAGGATATATTATTCCTATAAATCATGATGAAGGACTTAATGTAGATAAAGATCGTGTCTACGACATTCTTAAGCAATATAAAATACTTTATACCATTGATAAGAAAGAATTGCTGTATCACTTTATATTAAAGGATGTTATAGATCTATCATTGGTTTATTCAATGACAAATTATGAAAGACTAGAATTAGGTAAAAATAACCTAACTTATAACTGGTTCTATAATCGATTGCATGATTTTAAAGAAGTAAATGCATTAATTCCAATCACAAAATTGTATGAGAAATGTGAAGAGGATTATAAAGCTATAGAGTTTATATTGCATATTGCAATACCAAATGGATTTGATTTCTATAATAAAACAGCTACTTCGGTATTCTTTGCAATAGAACATACCGGACTAAGAACAATATACCAGCCATACCTGGAATTATTCAAACCAAATAATCCTGTATTTAATATGGAAGATAATATTGCTTATACTTCCTATAATTTATATAATACAACCTCAAGACCAACAAATGCTTTTAATTCAGTGAATTATGCAGCTATTCCTAAAGCACCTGAATTTAGAAAAGCAATTATTCCTCAGAATGACTTATTTGTAGAATTTGACTTTGATGGATACCATTTAAGATTATTATGCCAGCAAATCGGTTATGAATTAACTGATGAATCAGCTCACATGCAATTGGCAAAATTATATTTTGGAAAGGATGAAATAGTAGAAGAGGATTATGCAAAAGCCAAGCAAATTAATTTCCATGCAATTTATGGAAAGATTCCACCTGAATTTGCTTTCCTACCTATCTTTGAAAGAATACAGAATTTTATAAATAGACTCTGGCAGCATTTTCAAGAAAAAGGATATGTAGAAGATCCAATATCAGGAAAGAGATTCACCAGTGACTTAAAGGATATGCATCCGCAGAAGCTAATGAACTACATGATGCAGTCGTTGGAAACAAGTAGAAATATTCTTATATTAAAAGATCTAGTAGTGTATTTACAAGATAAAAAAACAAAAATAGCTCTTTATACCTATGATGCTATTGTTTTTGATTTTGATAAAAAAGAAGGAAAAGAAGTATTAGAAGGTATTGAAGCAATAATGAATCAGGAAGGAAACTATCCAGTTAAATTTAAACACAGTAACAATCTAGTTTTATAAAATAAAATCATATTTATAAATGATAACAAGCACTATAAGCCCCAATAGTTTCGATTATGATATCGAACAACTAAGCAACTACCTAGACATGTCAAATAAACTAGTTTGTACTTTTTCTACCGAAGATACCTTGGAAGGAACTCTAAGTACAATTCAAGATAGATATAAAATTATATATAACAAGATATTTATATTATATGCTAAAAGCCAAGAGGAATTTGTAATTACATATAATGTTGATTTAGATAATGTATCTAATTTTATTCCAAATACAGTATTAGTTCATAGAAAGAAAGAGTCAAATACTCTTTATACAATTAATTCATTAAATAGATTAATTGAATCACTTAATGGAGGAATATTAGATAAGAATTTTAAAATCAACTGGCCTGATTATGCAAACTGCATACTATTAACAAAAGGTCCAGAACTAAAAAGAGTAAATACAAAACTATATAAAATAGTAGATTTGTAATATTTTAGAAAAAAACAACTATTTATAATAAAACTAAAACGTTAATAAAGCCAAAATGGAAAACTTTAATTTAAAAAAATTCTTAGTAGTAAATAAATTAACTACTAATTCAAAAATGTTGAATGAAGATAAAGCTCCACTTACTCCCCCAGTAAATCCAATCACTAAGGAAGTAATGGAGGATTTTGAAAACGCTTCACAAGCTATCAAAAAACTAAAATCTTCTTTAGAAAACAAAGAGTTCACTCCCGGGATTCATGATCCAAAAAAAGGAATTGAAGTTCAAAGAACTAAAGAAGAATTTATTAAAGAAATACAAGAAATTGAGAGTAGATTAAATTTCTTAAGCGGGGAATATGGAGGTATACTACCTAAAGGATTCAAACTATAATTTACTGTATACAGAAAACACATAAAGCCAAAATGGAAAACTTTAATTTAAAAAAATTCTTAGTAGAAAATAAATTAACTACTAATTCAAAAATGTTGAATGAATCAATGGAAGGTGACGAACAATTACCAATGTCAATTACGATAAAACTGACTGATAAGTTCAGAGAGCACATGAAGGAATCTAGTGAAACTACTAGCGGAAATAGGGGATATGCTAACAGATTTACACTACCTGAATTGTGGAATAATGGTAATAGATATAACTTAGTTAAAGTTGGTACAATACCATATGATATTAAAAGAGATTTACAATTTGACTTTTGGGCATCTTATAACCCAAAAGCTAGTGAGATATATGTTTCTGTATCTAACTCTACAGCTAAAGAGCTTCAAAACTCTATGTTAAAAGATGATAGTATACCAAGTACCTCCCTTGTAGCTTCAGAACTAGAACCAGGTTACTATTGTAAGTTTGAAAATGGATTTAAAGTTGGGGAAGTGGACCACAGAGGATTCTTTGAAATAGTAGCGGTTAATTAATTTACTGTATATAAAAAACACAAAAAAACAAAATGGAAAACTTTAATTTAAAAAAATTCTTAGTAGAAAATAAATTAACTACTAATTCAAGAATACTAAGAGAAAATGATGAACAATCACCAAATGTAATTACTGTTAAATTTAATGGTGATGGTTTTAAGAACCAATATTGGAGGGGAACTCAAGGTGATAAAGTTTATCAAGCACATGGATTCGCTTCCAACTTACGAAATCTTGAAGGACAAGGTCATCCTAATTATGGAAATGGTGGGCTTAGAATGAGAAAAGGTTATTATTATCCACTATTTAAAGTATTTGATAAAGAAAATACTAAAAACTCTATCTGGTACTATATTGTATATAGTGATGATGAAATCAATATAATGCAATCTACAGAACATTCAGACCAAGGTGTCAATATATCAAATTACTTTAATTCTTTAAAAAATATAACTCATAACTGGTATTGTAAATTTGAAGAAGGTATAACTCCAGGTGCAATAGACCATAGAGGATACTTTGAAATAGTATCTATTCCTTAATTTATTATATAGATTAAACACAAAAAAACATAAAGAGAATATAGGAGAAGCTACCACATAGGTAGCTATCCTTGCCTTATATAATCAAGTAACGGAGTATTAATTTTAAAAAAGAAAGGAAATAAAGTTGTAGAATAAGAAAAGAATTCATATATTAAAAAAGTAAGAGCAAGTAAAAGCAAGAACAAATTAAGCAAGTTAAAAGCAAGTTAAATTAAAAAAAGTAAAAAAATGAATTTAGAAGCAATCAAAGCCAAATTGGCAGGACTGAACAACAACGGTCAAGAAAGAGAGAAAGTAGATTATGAGAAAATCTTCTGGAGACCAACAAATGGAAAACATATCGTAAGAATTGTACCTTCCGTTTACGATCCATCCTTTCCTTTTAAGGAATTAAAATTCCACTACAACATTGGTAAATTTCCAATGATCGCTTTATCGAATTTCGGTAAGCAAGATCCAATCGAAGAATTTGTAAAAGAATTAAGAAAAACATCTGACAAAGAAAACTGGTCACTATCAGGAAAACTATCTCCTAAAACTAGAATCTTTGCTCCTGTTATTGTAAGAGGAGAAGAAGATAAAGGAGTTCGTCTTTGGTCATTCGGTACTAACATCTATAAAGCATTACTTGCTTTAGCAGAAGATGAGGATATTGGAGATTACACAGACGTAATGAATGGATATGATATGGTAGTTGAACAAACACCAGGAAATCCTTATCCAACAACAACTGTTCGTATTAAACCTAAAACCTCTCCCCTATCAGCAGATAATGCAAAAGTAGATCTTTGGTTAAAAGAACAACCAAACCCAGTTGATACATTCACACAATTTGATTACGAGTATATCAAAAAACAATTACAAGGATATTTGAATCCAGGAGAAGCAGAAGCAACACCGGCTGAACCTACAGAAGCAATCGAACCAGTAGCTCCACCAGTTGCTGAAGAAACTGATCTAGATAAAGCTTTAGGAAGTCAAAAAACAGACTTTACTTTAGAGACTGCAGCTGCTGGGAAAAAAGACACAGTAAGTAAATTTGACGACTTATTCAACTAAGAATGGCAGTTAAGAAAACAGCACCAAAAACCGCTAGCGAGATAATCAAAGGCGGTTTTAGTCTTGATAATTTTAAAAAAAATAAAGGTTTTAGTAATTCCTCTGTTAAATTTAAAGAACAAGATTGGATTAAAGTATCAGATGCTTTCTCAGAAGTAACCTCACTCAAAGGAATACCTATGGGGCATATTACTCTCTTAAGAGGACATTCAGATACAGGTAAAACTACTCTTCTATTAGAAGCAGCAGTTAATGCTCAAAAAAGACAAGTACTTCCGGTATTCATTATTACTGAGATGAAATGGTCCTGGCCACATGCCCAGATGATGGGACTTGAAGTTGAAGAAGTAGTTGATGAAGATACAGGAGAAATAACCGACTACAAAGGATTTTTCTTATATGCAGATAGAGGAACTCTAAATACCATAGAAGACGTAGCAGTTTATATCCTAGACTTAATCGACGAACAAAAGAAAGGAAACCTTCCTTACGATTTATTATTCTTATGGGATTCAGTTGGATCAGTACCAAGTGACTTGTCAGTAAGATCAAATAAAAATAATAACGAATGGAATGCCGGAGCAATGTCTACTCAATTTGGAAATAACGTAAATCAAAAAATTATGTTATCAAGAAAAGAAGCAAGTAAGTATACAAATACCTTAGTAGCTATTAATAAAGTCTGGACTGCAAAACCTGAACATCCCATGGGGCAACCTCGATTGGAGAATAAAGGAGGAAAAACTATGTGGTATGATGCTACAGTTATTATTACCTTTGGAAATATTACAAACTCAGGTACTTCTAAAATTAAAGCTGTAAATAAAGGTAAAGAGTTTGAATTTGCTAAAAGAACCAAAGTTCAGATAGAGAAGAACCATATCGATGGAATTCAGTCTAGAGGAGCAATCATTATGACAAGCCATGGATTTATTGCTGACGATAAGAGAGCAATCGATAACTACAAAGATGCTCACAAAGGATCCTGGGCTAGTACATTAGGTTCTACAGACTTTACAGTAATGGTAGAGGCAGAAGTAGGAGAAGATGTGAGAACTGAAATGGAATTGTCTGATGAATAATTATTTAGATATTCTAAATAAAATCGAACAAAAACCAGATAGAAAACTCAATGACCATGTACTAATTGTGGATAGTATGAATACCTTCATACGATCATTTGCAATGCTACAATCAATGAACCCCCAAGGCCATCACACTGGGGGTTTAGTTGGTTTCTTAAGATCATTAGGATTTTTAACTAGAACAATTGAACCTACTAGAATCATTTGTGTATTTGATGGACAAGCTTCTTCTTCAAGTAGAAAGAATATTGATCCGGAATACAAAGCAAATAGAAATATCAAGAGGATTACCAATTGGGAAATATTCGATGATAAAGATGATGAGTTCCAGAGCATGACAATGCAAATGGGACGATTGGTTGAATACCTACAGTGCCTACCCCTTACCCTAATCTCTATTGATAAGATAGAAGCAGATGATACAATTTCATATCTAGCTCAAAAATTTGGAGCTAACAATAAAAAGGTAACAATTGTTTCTTCTGATAAGGATTTTTTACAGATAGTAGATGAAAATATAGAAGTTTATTCCCCTATCAAGAAAAAAACCTATGGAAAAAAAGAGGTACAGGAAGAAATAGGTATGATTCCTGAGAATTATCTAATAATGAAAGCACTCTTAGGTGATAATTCAGATAACCTTACAGGGATAAAGGGATTAGGTCCAAAAACATTATTAAAAGAATTCCCAGACTTGATTAATAAACCAGGAGTTACACTAAAGGATATTTATAGCAGTTGTGAACAAAAATTACAAACTAAAAAAATATTTGCACAAATACTATACGATTGGGATAAAGTAAAAACTAATTGGGAATTAATGAATTTATCCGAGCCAAGGTTGGGAGATTACGAAATAGTTCATATATTAGATAAGATAAAAGAGCCAATACCTTCTCTACAGGTTGTTACTTTTTTAAACATGTTAGAGTCAGATCAAATCGAAGCTCTAAACAAAAACGTTGAAGGATGGCTTGAATTATTCAGACCATTATCAACATACCAAAAATAAGTTTTAAATAAATTAGTTATATGACAAGCCTATCAAAATTATCGCAGTACGGAAAAGGATTTCAGTTAAAGGTATTAGGAGCATTCCTTACCGATAAAAAGTTTATTCTTAATGCAAGAGACTTAATACGATCTGAATATTTCGATTCAGATGCACATAAATGGATTATAGAAACACTTATAAAATACTTTGATAAATACCATACTACAATTACAATGGATATTTTAAAAGTAGAATTACAAAAAGTAGATAACGATATTTTACAAACAGCAGTTAAATCTGAATTAAGAGGATGTTATGAATCAACTCAAGAAGATCTAGCTTATGTACAAGAAGAATTTATAACCTTCTGTAAAAACCAAGAACTAAAATCAGCATTACTAAACTCAGCAGACTTACTTAATCAAGGAGATTTCGATGGAATCAGAAATATGATTGAGAGAGCAATGAGAGCTGGTATGGATAAGAACATAGGTCATGAATATAATAAGGATGTTGAATCACGATACAGACAAGATTACAGACCAACTATCCCTACTCCATGGCCTGTACTAAATGAAGGTATTCAAGGAGGCTGGGGACCAGGAGATTTAATTATTGTATTTGGAAATCCAGGAGGAGGTAAATCTTGGACAATGGTTGCAGCTGCAGCACATGCAGTTCAATTAGGATTTAATGTAAATTACTATACTCTAGAATTAGGAGAAGATTATGTAGGTAAACGATTTGACTGTTACTTCACAGGCTACTCAATTGAGGATGTAAACAAACATAGACCAGAAGTAGAAAAAATTGTTAGCAATTTAAAAGGAAAACTAATTGTAAAGGAATATCCACCAAAAGGTGCTTCAGTAAATACAATTAAATCACATATTCAAAAATGTATTGATATGGATCACAAACCAGATCTAGTTATTATCGATTACGTTGATTATTTAAAAGCACCTTCAAAATCTCGTTTCACAGAGAGAAAAGATGAAATTGATGATGTATTCATTGCAACAAAAGGACTAGCTAAGGAATTAAAAATTCCTATTCTAACACCCTCTCAAGTAAATAGAATGGGAGCAAAGGATGATGTTATTGAGGGAGACAAGGCAGCAGGTTCCTATGATAAGATGATGGTAGCAGATATTTGTTTATCTTTATCAAGAAAGAAAGAAGATAAAGTATTAGGTACAGGAAGAATTCACGTTATGAAGAATAGATACGGAATGGATGGAATGACTTACGATGCAAAAGTGGATACAAATAATGGTCATATTGAAATTCTAGGTAATGCAATTCTAGATGAAAATAACGATAAACCAAGAGGAGGGTATAAAGAAATAGCTAATAAGTTCTTCGAATTACAGAGTGAAGTTCCATTCTAGAAGCCTATTTATTTCTACAGTCATAATCTATAACAAATTTTAAAAAAACAATTATGAGTCTAAAAGACGAACGCATAGTTTACAAGCCCTTTGAATACCCACAAGCACACGAATACTGGCTTAAAGCACATCAGGCTCACTGGTTACATACAGAAGTTCCAATGTCACAAGACGTAACAGATTGGAATTCGAATCTTAAACCGCATGAAAAAAATGTTATAGGTGGAATCCTAAAAGGATTTGCACAAACAGAAACGGTTGTGAACGATTACTGGACCAATCTTGTTACTAAATGGTTTAGAAAGCCTGAAGTTATTATGATGGCAGTTACCTTTGGAGCTTTTGAAACTATCCATGCTGAAGCATATTCACTATTGAATGAGCAATTAGGATTGGATAATTTTGCAGAATTCTTAGAAGA